GAGCGCTGGAACCCTCATGCGAGGATCAGGCAGGACTTGTTTGGGATAGGCGACATACTGGCTATCAGAGCCGGGGAGACGTTACTGGTGCAGACCACAAGTCGAGGTAACGTTGCTGCCAGGGTAACCAAGATACAAGAATCCGAGCATTTGTCTACGATCTTAGAGGCAGGATGGAAGATCACCGTTCACGGATGGGGAAAGCTAAAGGCAGGATGGACTTGCAAGATTGTGGATTTCTAATACAATAAAAGGGTCGGTGTGGCAACCGGCAGCTAGAATCGAGAAACCCCAGATTATTTAGGTGGGGCTTGTGTGGTCACAATGTCTTTCTCGATTCAGACTGCGTGATTGCCCAACGCCAAAGGGCCTTGCCCCTCCTAAGTGTTCTGGGGTTTTCTTTTGGTGCCGACCGTACTGATCGCGTCAGCAATGGGTTACCCGACCGCTATCAAGAAGAGGGAACTGGTAAGACACGAAGTTTGTGATCCGGTGCAAATCCGCAAGAATCCAGCGACTGGTCGAATCTCCAAGTCGAGGGGCTCGTAAGAGCATGGAGATGCAGGCAACTGCCGAGGAACCGACTCTCTTCTACTCTGTCTGGGGGTAGGGGGGTCTTTTCGAGGAACCATACTAAATGAACCCATTCTTAATCACTGAACCAACTTGTATCAGCTTTAGCGGAGGAAGAACTTCTGCTTATATGCTTTACCGAGTCTTAAAAGCTAACAACGGATTGCCAGATGAGGCGATCGTTTGTTTTGCAAATACAGGCAAAGAAGAAGAAGCAACGCTAAAATTTATTCAGGATTGCTCAGAACATTGGAATGTAGACATTCACTGGCTAGAGTACATCTCAGAAAAGCCAATGTTTAAGAGGGTTGATTTCGGATCGGCAGCAAGACAAGGTGAACCTTACGAAGCCTTAATCAGAAAGCGTCAATACCTTCCTAATGCAGTCACTAGGTTTTGCACTACAGAACTCAAGATCAGGACAATTCACAAATACTTAAAGTCGCTCGGATGGGATCACAACGAGACTTCAGACTGGGTTGGAATCAGAGCAGACGAGATGAGAAGGGCGGCAAAGATTGACCGCTCCAGAACACCGCTTGTAAGTGCTGGTGTAGGCATCCACCACATTGATAGGTTCTGGAAAACTCAGCCCTTTAATCTTGAGCTCCCTACTTATAACGGCAAAACGCTTGCTGGCAACTGCGACCTTTGCTTTCTTAAGCCAGCCAATCAGGTATTCACACTTATAAAAGAAAAGCCAGAACGTGCAGTATGGTGGGTCAAGATGGAGGCATTGGCATTGGCATTGGCATCCAAGCCAAGCGGCGCAGTGTTCCGATCCGATAGACCGTCTTACGCCCAGATGCTTAAGTTCAGCCAGCAGCAAACCGATATGTTCGATCCTACTGAAGAAGCAATTGCTTGCTTTTGTGGCGACTAATTGTCAACAAGACGGCAGCCATGATCCACTACCACGGCACACCTATTACACCTAGATCAGTCCTAGAGACTTTAGCTGGTGAACACTTTTGCATTTCTTACTTTGAACCAAGAGACTTAAAAACTTGTCTAAAAATCGGTCAGTCACTGATGTTGGATAACGGAGCCTTTAGTTGCAAAACAAGAGGGGTTCCGTTTGACCTTCGCGGTTTCTACGATTGGATAGACCCAATACTTGCTCACCCTCATTGGGGTGTTGTTCCAGATGTAATTGACGGGACGATAGAGCAACAGCGAGAAATGACTGCTACATGGCCTTTCCCAAAGTCTTTAGGCATTCCCGTTTGGCATCTAGGTTTGTCGTTGGATTACCTTTGCGAGCTTGTAGACGATTGGGGTCGAGTTTGCCTCGGCTCATCTGGTGAATACTGGAATGTTGGTGATGCAAAGTGGCAAGGCAGAATGGACGAAACATTCAACCAGCTTGCAAAAACATTTGGTCGGTTACCTTGGACGCATGGAATGCGGATGTTGGGGCAGGGGCTCGAACGCTGGCCTTTATCAAGCGCGGATTCCACAAACGTTGCTTTGCATCACAAAGAAAAAGAAGAATGCGCTCATTGCATGGCAAAGCGTATTGACTCAGAAAACCCACCTAACCATTGGAAACTTAGACCTGTACAGGAGAACTTATGCTTTACATAGCTATTGGCATTTACACGATTGCAATGACGCTTGCCAATCTTTCGGTTGCTGCATTTGGCCCTGCAATTAGCCCGATCAATGCCTTTCTGTTTATAGGCTTAGATTTGGCGTTAAGAGACTGGTTGCATGTAAGGCTAAGACTTTGGCAGATGGGGGCGCTTATAGCTTCGTCTGGTGCTCTTACTTATTTGCTTAACCCTGCAAGTAAAAAGATCGCTGTAGCGTCAGCTTGCGCGTTTACCTTAGCTGCACTGGTTGATTGGGTTGTGTTTGTAAAGATGAAAGGTTCGTGGTTTTCTAGGGCAAACAAAAGCAACGTTGCTGGAGCCGCAGTCGATTCCCTTGTATTTCCGACAATTGCGTTTGGATCGTTAATGCCGGGAATTGTACTTCTGCAATTTGCCGCAAAGATTGCGGGTGGTTTTGTTTGGGCATATGTTGCCGACCGTCTGCTTAGAAACGCCACTCATCAGAATCAAGAACAAGAATCAACTGCCGTGTGAAATTCCGATCTAGACTTTCCTTGTCGCAACTACCGGGAGAAATAAATTGGAAGGCTTCGAGGAGTTCTGGCAACAGTACCCACGAAAGGTAGCCAAGAGAGCAGCGCAAAAGGCTTGGCTAAAGATGAGTCATCAAGAGCGGCAAGATGCAATACAAGCAGTCAAGAATCACAAGCGGTACTGGACGATCAAATCGACTGCAAGTGAGTTTATGCCGCATCCTGCTACGTGGCTTAATCAAGCACGATGGGAAGATGAGCTAGACATGACCCACCACGAAAAAGCAGTTAACTGGTGGGCAACAGAAAAAGGGACCGCCGAAATGGCGGAAAAGATTGGATGCCCCGCAAGGCCGGGAGAGGATTGGAACCAATGGAAAACACGAATCTCAGAAAAGCTGAAGAGCGCATAGACCAAACCATCAAGAAAGCGGTAAAGGCTAGCAAATGGCCTTTCGCTGCGTTCGTTGGTAACAAATGGGTAAAGCCAAAAAAGATTAAGCCTGAGCCTATTCCTTTTGAACCAGCGCCGTTTTGAGGTAACCATGAAAGAACACAAGAAACTAGTTTTTGAACTTGCAAAACCAGGGCAAGACATTGTTGACGAGCTCACGCCTATGCAAGCATTCGCTTTACACATGGCTATAGGAGTGTCTGGCGAAGCTAGTGAGCTGCTAGACACCATCAAAAAGTTTGCGATTTACCAAAAGCCTTTGGATTTCACGAATCTTGTGGAAGAGCTAGGCGACATAGAGTTTTATCTTGAAGGCATCAGGCAGGCATTTAGCTTGGATCGTGAAGACATTTTAAAAGCGAACATCGTAAAGCTGAGAAAGCGTTACGGCGAGACGTATACGAACGAAGCGGCGCAACGCAGAGCAGATAAATGTCCGCCATGTAACGACGTTTGTGAGCAAGGCAGACTATGTCCGGCGAGGAAATCATGAGCAGAGAAGCCATGCAGATGGCGCTGGAGGCGCTGCGAACCTTGCACGATGAAAACATGGACTACCTCACTCGCAACAATCTTGGTGGCGAGAACAATCAGTGCATGGTGTTCGCGAGAGAAACCATCACCGCCCTGCGAGAGAGGCTGGCGCAGCCGGAACCCGTCCAATGCGAACCGCAAGAGGCTGTAACTGAGGATGGCTGGTGCGATTGGGTGTGCCCCAAGCCGAAGGGTTATCTTATGCAGTGCTGTGATTGTGAATTGATTCACGAAGTGGATTTCCGCGTAGTGAGATATGAATCTGAAGATTCGGAAGTCTATGAAGTTGTTGACGACCCTAACCTGCAAGCGCAGATGCGATTGAGACGGCGAGATGATCTGTCACCAAAGCGTGAATGGGTTGGGCTGACGGATGAAGAGATTGATGAATGTGAGCGGTTGGCAACCATTCGGCACCAAAGGCACAAATACTCAGCACGTGGTCAACTTATTACGCCAGCGGACGGTTTAGAGTGGCATTTCGCCGGGGCCATCGAAGCCAAGCTAAAGGAGCGCAACACATGAGCACATACCCATTTGCAGGAGAAATCAAAATGGAAAAAGTAATTAAAGACGGTAAGGAAGTGAATTTGCTGAAACCAACAGTTGAAACACCGATGGCATACACCTTAACTCCCCATGACAGGGAATGGGTTACTGGCAAGGAATGGGCACGTATCGACAAAGACATGAACGTCACTCACCTTGACATGGAGCTATGCGCCAAAGGCTCACACAATGCTTACACAGCATTGGCATTAGCGATATGGAACAAGGCTATTGAAACTGAGCGTGAGAAAGTAGCCCAGTGGATGATGACTAAAGGCTATGCCACGGGACACGGCGATAGCACTGAAGATTTGCTGAAAGAGCTTGAGTGGCAAATTGAAGAGCGCATAAGAAACGAGCGTGAGGGGGGAAAGCAATGAGCGGCGATCACAACATGAGTGATTCCATCAAATGGAAATCAACAATGACCGATGGTCAGTCAAAGGTTCTTGCTTACCTAAAAAAACGTAAGACACCGGCGACTCTAAAACAGGTTCAGTTGCAGATGAAAACGGACAAAAGATCTTGCGACAGAAATCTTAGGAACTTAACCAGAAAAGGCTACCTAAAAACAAAGGTAATCGTGAATGTGTTGGGGAAAGAGCGTGTTTACGAGTTTGTAACCGACAAAGCTGAAGAAAAACCCGTGGTCAAGCAAAAACCAAAGTTTCACAAAAGCAGAGTCACCGTAGAACCGAAGTTTTATAACAACCCTTTTGGTATAGGACAGTAAATGAAAATAGAAGCAAAGATGCAGGAGCACGACTGGGTAAACGTGTATTACCTAAACGAAATTATGATCGTTCCGCACTACCTCAAAAAGGGCGTGTTTGTTTTACCCGGCGGCAAAGAAATGAAAGAGCATGAACTGATAGAAGCCGGTTGCAAACCTGCCGTTTCTTATCTTTGGCCGAGGTTGTCATGAAAAAGTGTTTTTTGGAAATAAAACAAGACGAGGTAATTAGGATGGCAAAGATTGCCAAATTGCCTCAATACTTCAGATCTGGTGAGGTTGTAAACCTAAAGCAACTGGAAGATTTTGCGGAAATGATTAGATTCTTGGTTAGCGAAGCCAGACTCAATCACTGTATTGAATTACTGGAAAAACACGGCTATCAAGACGCAGCCGATCTTGTAAGGGGCGAAGGATGATTGTTTACCCTGAACCAACAGCCAGACGGAAAGATCCGCTGACCTCACATATGGCGGCTATAGACGCAAGGTTTCGAGCAGATAATCATCGAAGGCGAGCATTGCTTGCGTTCTTCAAGTACGGCAACCTTACAGACTTTGAACTGGCGAGCAAAACTGGTTTACAACAAACGTCTATAGGCCGACGCAGGAAAGACTGCCAGGACGCAGGATTGGTGACCTTTCATCGAGACGAAGAAGGCCTCAAAGTAAAAAGGCCGGCTCCATCAGGAAGCAAATCCTACGCCTGGGAACTCACAGAAGAAGGACGTAAATTAGTCCTAGAGATATTGGAGGAACTATGAATCTAAACGAGATGGCAAGACAAGCGTATTTAAACTCATTGACAGAAAGTCTTAGTGACTTTGACAAGCTAATGCTAGACCTGGAAACCTTATGTGATGCAGCAGAAGATTTGGCAAGACGCGCTAAGAAATTAGCTGACGATGCGGAAGCAGAACTTAGGAGGTCGAGGGGTGAGTGAATGGGACTCCGTAAAAGGCATCGTAGAGCCGTGGAGAAGGCTTACTGTCGAAGAAATGATGGCAGTTGGTAGGAACCTATTAACGCCAGAAAATACGGCTGAAATGCTTATTTACGCCACTAGAATAGAGGCGTACATCATGGCATTGCATTCCCCAGGTCATCGCAGTAAAATAAATCCGTGACTCCTCCCTGTGAGTATTTGCCCTCTCCGCGAGGGCTTTTTTTGGAGCGCTTATGTCAATAAGGCTTAAATTCAAAGAAGAGCCGGTAACTGCTGGCGCTTTTATTATGTGTTTGCTGCACGGGGTCACCAACGCGCACATTCTCCACTTGCAAAGCCAAAGCTATGCTCAGCACAAAGCGCTGGGCAGTTTCTACGAGGATCTTGGCGATTTAGTAGATTCCGTGGTTGAGCAATGGCAAGGGCTAAACGGGAAACTGATTAGCTACCCTGTCGAGTACAGGCCACCGCAACAAACGCCCAAAGCAGAGCTGGAATACATGCTTGGTTACGTCAAGGACTACCGGGCAGTTATGGGCTCGGACTCGGCCATTCAGAACGCAATAGACGAGATTGCAGCGCTCATGCAGTCAACGCTTTATAAGCTCACTTTTCTTAAGTAATGCCGTACCGCAAGACAACAAAAGGATGGTTCTGGGGAAGTAAAGGACCATTCCCGACACTACAGAAAGCTCAGGCAGTAGCAAGAGCAGCATACGCATCAGGATATAAAGAAAATGGACATAACGGAAAGCCTGATAGATCAGGTGTGCCAATACGTTGAGCAACGAGGTTTTCCTTACTACGATTACGGCTACGAAAAAAAACTGCAAGAATTTAGTAAGGCATCGACTTTTGATTTAGAGCAGGTTTGGGAAGGTAACGAGCTTAAACAGACAATGCACGGCTTAGGATTGTGCTGGAGTTATTTCCCTCATGCCTGGAGTGTCAAAGTTGGTAGGCAAAAAACACCAAAAGAAATCTGGGTAAACAAAGAATTGCTACGCAAAGCAATTATTAAAAGATTACAACGTGGCGGTTTTCCAATGCTTTACGATGGTTTTAAGATGACTGATAGTCAAATTAGAAAGTCGCTAAAAACCTATACGGGTGTGCAAGCGGTGAGTAATTTCAGACCGACGGCGGCAGCGGCGCTTTATAAGCGGTTTGGGAAAGGTGTCGTGTGGGATATGTCTTGTGGGTTCGGTGGTAGGCTTATCGGCGCTTATTTATCTGGCACTGTAAAGCACTATTTCGGTACAGACCCAAGCACTAAAACAATGATTGGGCTGCGACAAATTCAGTCAGACTTTGCCCATCTTCCTATGCAAGTATCCCTTCACGAATGCGGCAGCGAAGATTTTGTTCCTCCTCAAGAAGTGGATTTCTGTTTTACTTCGCCTCCCTATTTCGCAAGAGAGCAGTATGCGGAAGAGGAGACTCAATCCTTCAAAAAGTTTTCAAGCGTAGAGCAATGGAACGAAGGGTTCTTGCGTAAAACAATTACAAATTGCTACGAATCCCTTAAGATGGGGAAAATTATGGCGCTTAACGTGGCAAACGTTCCAGGGCACCAGAATCTTGAGAAAGATACAGTACAAATCGCCACACAAGAAAAGTTCGAATTGGTGGATGTGATTAAGATGAGACTTTCAAGCATTCAAAAGGGAGGTTATAAATTTGAGCCGATCTTCTTGTTTAAGAAGGTTAAATACGTTCCGCGACAAATGTGGTTGCCAATATGAGAATCAATAAAGCATTGGAACATCTAGCCAACGAGAAAGACTTCATCTTCCAAGCTGTGTTCAACCAAGATGATCTGCCTTATTCACTCTACTGTCTCCTTAACGCGCTCATGGAGCGTGAACAGTTAGAGTCAATCACAAGACACATGACTCGCAAAGAGTCAGATCTATTCCTAGACCTAGCCTTATATCCTGTATGCCAACCCTTAAGATCACCCCGATAGATCTTGCGGAGGCTAACGCGTTTGTTTCTATTTATCACAGACATCACAAAGCAGTTGTTGGATGCAAGTTCTGTGTTGCGGTTAGTGAAAGCGAAAAAATAGTTGGCGTGGCAATTGTTGGTAGACCCGTGTCTAGGCATTTAGATAATGGATGGACGCTTGAGGTCAATCGTTGTTGCACAGACGGTACTAAAAACGCTTGCTCAATGCTTTACTCGGCTTCATGGAAAGCCGCAAGAGCGTTGGGTTATCAAAGGTTGATTACATATACGCTTCCTAAAGAAGGCGGCGCTTCACTTAAAGCCAGTAATTGGAAGTGCATAGGCTTAAGAGGTGGTGGTAATTGGAATGTTAAATCAAGGCCAAGAATAGACGTTGATGAATTATTGCGTGGACAAAAGTTATTGTGGGAAGCGTGATGCCAAGAACGCCCAAGCAGACAACCTGCTTAGACTTAGGATGTAATAACCCTAAAGAGCCCAGATCTTTTTTCTGCTTAGAGCATGGCGCAAAGAAGGTAGCAGTAAGCAAGCCTGATTCTAAAGAGCGCAAAGCTCTCAACGCTAAATACGCCAGCAAACAATGGCGGCAGTTTAGACAGATACACCTGTCGAAAAATCCCATCTGCGCTAGATGCCAAAGCCTGGGAAGAATAACCCCGGCAACAGACGTAGATCACATCGTGCCTCACAAAATGAACATCGAAAAATGGATGGGTAATCGCTTCCAAAGCCTATGTAAATCCTGTCATTCAATCAAGACAGGGCTCGAAAAACGTGGTCAGATTTACGATTACGTTATAGGCAAAAACTATAGAGCCGACACCAAAAACTGAAATAACTTAAAGATTTTGCTATGCTCCTGCG